TTATGTTATTACGAAGCATTTAAGGCTGAAGGTGGTAATTATACCCCTTATATAAATCCTATTGATTTTGATTCTGATAGAGCACGATCTGACGCTGCTACGGGACGGCCTTTACACGTAGCGCCAAAACAGGGCTTTCTTTCTTCTTTGTGGTCATGCTTATCGACAAATGAGCCGCTAGATTAAACAATTGCATGAGGAGTAACTATGAAATATGTAATACTGGGAGATCCATTAATAGCAGCTCGGCCACGACAAGATTTGGTTACCTTTTATGGAACACAGGAACATAAGCGTATCGCTACTGAAATTGATCTTATTAATCAACATGAAGGTAAGGGATTATTTGAGGGAGTTCTTCACATAGATGTTACGTTCTATTTCTCTCGGCAATCACGGAGTAAGAAAAACAAAAAGGGAATGGTATATTACGGAGGACGTCCTGAAATATTTACCTTGTTGAAATGGTTACAAAATCTAGGCATAGGAATAATCTTTTCTAAAGATTGCTCTTTTTGTTCCTTCTCAACTTCAAAGCAATTTTCAGATAAACCAAGAACAGAATTTGAAATAAGGTGTCTATGAAAAATAAAATACAATCAAAGAATAAAGAAAAAGATTCAGGAAAATTTAACAATAATAGTATAGCAATTGACTTAAGAACAAAAGTCAGATCAGGTTATGATACCGCTAAAGATGCATTAGCCATGAGAGATATAGCCTTTGGGCCAGAGTTCCTTAATGTAGTATGTGAAGAGTTGCTGGAATGGGGTAAATTGGATACGTCAACCGATATGCTTGATTTTTACCACTCGTATGGGATGCCATCAACAACGTTTCATGCTTATCGAAATAAGTATGCTGATTTGGACCATATACATTCTATGGTTAAAGAAATGGTAGGAACCAGAAGGCAGAAGCTTGCTGTTCATAAGCTCTTTGAGTGTGATCCAAGTACTATTGCTAAAACGTTGCGCTTATTCCATCCTGATTGGAGAAATGCCTACCAGGAAGAGGCAGATCTTCGCAAGGAAATGAAAGCAGCCGATGATAAGACTGGACCTACGCATATAACTGTGGAAATGCCTCGTTATGAGACTACCGATAGAAACAAAGATTAAGCTTGATAAGTTCAAGCCGCGCTCGTATCAGGTTCCCCTTTTTGATGCTATAGAAAACCGTGGCATAAAGAGAGCAGTATTGGTATGGCATAGGCGTGCTGGTAAAGACGTAGCCTCCTTTAATTTGATTATTAGGCAGGCCCTAAAAGGGGTGGGTGCCTATTACTATATCCTTCCTACGTATAGGCAAGCTCGCTTAGTCCTTTTTGAGGGTATGACTTCTGAGGGTAAGCGGTTTATGGACTTCATACCGGGTGAACTGATAGAGAAAATAAACATACAAGAAATGAAGATAACACTGATCAATGGATCGCTTATTTACTTCCTTGGGTCTGATAATTTTGACTCGCTTCGAGGTTCAAATCCTAAGGGCATTATCTTCTCAGAATATGCTTACCAGCATCCGTCCACTTACCCCACGCTCCGTCCAATTTTGGTGGCTAATGATGGGTGGTGCGTCTTCATCTCTACCCCTTTTGGTCAAAACCATTTTTATCAATTATATGAGGTTGCGCGAAATTCGCCTGATTGGTTCTGCGACATGAGAACCGTCGAAGATACGGACGTTGTATCACCCGAGTCTATAGAGAAGGAAGAGAATGAAGGGTTAATGTCGCGTGATATGATCGAGCAAGAATATTATTGTTCATTTTCTACGGGGGCGTTGGGTTCTTATTATGGTAAGTATCTGAATGCAATGGAGTTGAATAATCAAATTTCTGAAGTTCCGTGGGAACCTTCATTTCCCGTTCATACGGCATGGGATCTAGGATTAAGGGATCAATGTGTGATAATCTTCTTTCAGGTTGTTGGTGCGGTCGTTCATATTATAGATCTTTATTCTAACAATTCAGTCGGCATGGAACATTACATTGCAGTCGTTCTTGCTAAGCCCTATCGTTATCAAAAGCATTTCGCTCCCCATGATATTGCTGTTCGTGAATTTGGATCAGGAATGTCTCGTTATGATAAATCACGTGAATTAGGGGTTAAATTTGAAATGAGAGCAAACAATGGACAACTTAGTTCACTGGTGCCCAATGTGTCTATTATGGATGGCATAGAGTCAGTTCGTTCTTCTTTGCCAAAGATATGGATCGATAAAGATAAATGCAAAGATTTAATTGTAGCCATTCGGGATTATAGGAAAGAGTATGATGCCAAGAGGAAAATATATAAGTCATCGCCTCTTCATGATTCTAATTCTGATTTTTGTGATGCGTTGCGTTATTTATGTTTATCACTAAAATTCTGTAGAAAAGCCACCGATCCTGATGATTTAGATCGTCGGTATAAAGAAGCTGTATATGGGTCTAATTCTACTATGCCCTCTTTTTTCAGGTAATTGGAAGGAGACGATCCATGTCTTATTGTATATTATTATCTTCATATCCATGCAGCCTATCTATCTTTGGCTATGTGCTCTTTATGATGATTGTTCTTTGTTATTGTTTGTTTAAATCTTGATAATTTTTTATACATGTTAATGAGAAACGTATAAAAATATTTGTTACTTTGGTTATTATTTTTCTAAACTGTTATCAAAGAGGTAACAACTTTAACATAAGGGTCGATATCGTGGCGATTTTTCCCAACTTAGGACCACAATATTATGATGAAAAAGACCGTGGCATTTTAAAGAGAATGGAAACATTCTATGCTGAGTCGATTTCTATCAATCAATCCTTTTGGGTTGAGGCTGATACAGACACTCGTTTTGAAGCGGGAGATCAGACATTATGGGCAGAACTTTATGGAAACTTACCCACTAATAGACGAAGACAGTTTCAATTTAATCGGATAAAACGAACGATTAATATGGTTTCTGGGTATCAAAGACGTAATAGAAAATCTACGATTGTTGTTCCCGTAGAAAACTCTGATGAAGTAACGGCAGATCAATTCACTAAAATTATGCTATGGGCTAATCAGCAGGAAAATATATTAGAAACAATATCTGAATCCTTTCATGGTGCATTAGTAACCGGAATGAATCTCTTACAGGTATGGGTAGACTATCGTGCTGATCCTGTTTCAGGTTCTATCAAAGTTGATAACTGTTCTTATAATAGTTTCTTAATAGATCCCTTTTTTAGGAAGCATGATCTTTCTGATTGTAATGGACTATGGAAGAGAACGTATTTAACCAAGCGTGAAGTTCTTTCGCTCCTTCCGGGTCAAGAAGAAGAGATAATGTCTATGACCACCTATGGACATCGTGATGGTAAATTTGAGTTTATGCCTGAAAACCAAAACTTTAATACTGGCCATTTATTAAGTTATGACGAATTTTATTATCGAGATTATCGATCACAAAAGCTCTTAGTTGATACCAAGACGGGAGAAACTATTGAGTGGAAGTCCGAAGATCCTGATGCTTTAAAAGATTTTCTTGTTCTTTATCCACAAATTACTGTCGTCGACCAAGATATACCGACTGTTAAACTCGCAATCGTGGTGAATGGTAAAGTAATGTTCAATGGTCCCAACCCACTGGGAATAGATTCATATCCGTTCATTCCCGTTTTTGGTTATTTTAATCCTCAGATTCCGTATCTTCCTTCTCGTATCCAAGGAATGGTACGCGGGCTGCGCGATGCCCAATATCTCTATAACCGACGAAGAATTATTGAGCTTGATATCCTTGAATCACAGGTAACTTCAGGCTTTAAATACAAAGAGAATGCTTTAGTAAATCCTAAAGATATTTTCTTATCAGGACAAGGCAAAGGTATTGCTTTGAAGGAAGAAGCGCAGATGACTGATGTTGAGCAGATACTTGCTCCTCAGATTCCACCATCTATGATTCAACTGTCTGAGTTATTAGCACAAGAAGTAAATCAAATATCTGGTGTTAATGAAGAATTGTTAGGATCTGCTATTGATGATAAGGCTGGTATTCTTTCCATGCTCCGCCAAGGTGCTGGACTTACTACCTTACAGGTACTTTTTGATCAACTTGATCGGTCTCAGAAGTTATTGGGTAAGATTATGATCGATATAATCCAAACTAATTTTACGCCCGGTAAGATAAAAAGAATTATAGAGCAAGAACCTTCAGCTCAATTCTATAATAAAGCGTTCGGTAAATATGATGCTGCAGTTGAAGAAGGTTTGAATACCACTACCCAACGACAGATGCAATTTGCTCAAATGCTTGAATTGAAGAATGCGGGTGTGCCTATTTCTGATATAGATCTTCTTGAGGCTTCAACGGTTCAAAATAAGAAGCAGATCATTGATAACCTTAAGGCTCAACAGCAACAAATTTCTCAACAGCAGCAAAAACAAGCTGATATCGGTATTGCTGAAATTCAATCAAGAATCAATGCTACGAATGCTAAAGCTGCTTCCGACCAAGGTCTAGCGGTTGAGCGTATTAGTCGTGTAGAATCTAATAATGCTCTTGCGGAAGAACATCATGCTGAAGCTACGAAAGATAGACTTGCAGGGATGCTTGATATTGTTAAGGCGTTAAAAGAGCTGGATAATATTGATCTTGCTCAGGTTCATAAGTTAATTGAGTTGGCAAATATTATAAAAACTCAAGAGACTAAAACACCAGCTATGCAGGGTGGTCCTGCAGTAGAAAGAGGTGAAGTTCCCCTTGTAGGGCCTCAAAACCCTGCAGTTTCTATATAAAGGATGAGTACCATGGCAAAAAAAAGACACCATGACGGCAGAGTCAAAATGGCTCGTGCAACTGAGATGTATTCTGGGTATGAAATGCGCAAGCATCAAGAAAGAGAAGCTGGAAGTATGATCTCTGAAGATCACAGCGCTATTGCTAATCTTCCACAAAATGTAATGATTAAAGAATACCCACGGGTTGAATTTGAACGTTATCACTTGAATGACACCATTGCGGTTGCTGACAATCAAATGAGAGATGATGTTCGCGGAGGAAAGAATAAATCTTCCAAAGAATTCCCTGAAAAATACTAATTATTCTTATTCTCCATTTCCTTGTGCGGATATTGTAGCTTTCGATATCCGCAGAGGTTTTAAAGGAACCGTATGAAAATAAAAAACGAAAAAGAAAAGGTATGCGCTCGATCACGGAACCAAGTGCTAGACACCTATCGCGGATCTGAATTTAAACAAAACATTAAAAATGATTTCTCTTATGATCGCGTAGAAGAACTGTACAGTAGTTTTTATGCTGGACTTGATCCACGTAGAAGAACTGAAATGGCCGATGGCGGTATGGTTTCTGAAGATAGAAACGCTATGGCTAATCTATCTAATACCGGTTTTCAAAAAGAGTATCCTCGCGCTGGTTACTATACAAACCCTTATATACAAGACTCTGTTGAAAAAGAGTAAGGATGTTATTATGCCGGTAGCACCAAGAAGTAATAAAAAAGGTACGAAGATAGCCTTCGATATTTTAGGAACTCCTGCCAATCTTAGGAAAGGCCAGAAGAAAAGTGTGCCTGAGCGTGAAGACGCTCGTTTGCAGTATCAGGATGATGCGTTACAGAAATAACTCTTTTTTAAGGATTATTAATGGCAAAAGTAAAAAAGGTAAAAAAGGTAAAAAAAGTTGTTAAAAAAAAGAAAG